CATATTAGATTTGTTTGGAACATTGGCAGTAAGTGTGCAAGGACCAAGTACAACATCAACAAGTAGAGATCTTGTGATACGAAATACAACGGATACTGTTACTGGTGGCTTCATGGAAAGGTCGGCTGTGACTGGTAAAGAAGAGTTTAGATTGTTAGGATATAGTCGTGATCCAAGAGTTATAGTATCGCAGTCTTTTCCTTTGGATTTACAGATTAACGGAATGATAGTAGAGGTGGCATTTTAATGGACCCAACATTTTTATTAATATCGGCAGGTATTCAAGCTTTCGGATATAATGAAGCATCAAAGGCGGCAAAAAGAGAAGGTCGTTTAACTGCTCGTAATATAGAAACACAAGCAAAGATAAGAAGGTTACAAGCTATACAAGAACATAATTCTATTATGGAAAATTTAGAATCTTTCAAGGATACAAATGCTTCAATTAGTGGTGTTTTAGGTAGAGATATGGGATCTGATAGATCGTTAAAAGCTATTATAAAGAAAGCAGATAAAGATAATATACAAACTATAGAAAGAGCAAATTATCAATCTCTTGCAGAAGTATCAAAGTTGGCACAACAAAGAGAAATGACAAAACTAAAAGCAAGTAATTTAAGCAAAGCATATAGATTAAAAGCATTTGGTTCTTTAGTATCAGGTGGTTATCAGGCTAGTCAGGTTTAATAATGGTAGAATTTATAAGGTCAAAACGTACATCTTTTGTGAATAAACCAGTTGGTGTAGTTGCCGCTGACACTGGTGCAAGACAACTTGGATTATCTGTAGCTGAGTTTGGTAACTCAATGCAAAAGATATTTTGGGCAGAGGCTAAAAAAGAAGCTATAGAAGGTGATGTTAAGAAAGCAAACACATTAGCAATTAGAGATGATAAAGGTAAATTAAAGTTTGAAAAGCCTGAAGTAACAGCAGTAGGTCAAGCAAAGTTCGATCAAATATTAAGTACAAGATATGCAAATGATATTCTTATAAGATCAAAAGCCAAGTTTGGTGAGCTTCATGGTGAGTACACAAGTGGTGGTAAGTTCGATAAACAAGGATTTGATTTAGCCGCAAGAGAATATATCAAAGGTCATATAGAATCTTTTAAAGAAAATGATATGGCAGACTTTATTCCTGCTTTTCTTTCTAAGGTACAGAACCAAGCAGTATTGCACTCTAATAAAATATTAAATGATAAGATTGCACAAGAAAACAGAATAGCTAATGAAAATGAAAAGATTATAATTGATGAAGAAATACAAGAATTAGAGGGTTTATATTATAACCAAAATAGTATTTCTATTTCAGGAGTTGATGCTGAAGAGACAAGAATTGATTTACGAGAAGATATTGCAGAAGCAGAGAAAGAAATATTAGCACGGATAGAGTCATTAAAAGGTAAACCTAATGGGTTAGCCGCACCTGCAATAAAAGAACTAAAAAGAAAGATGAGGATAAACTCTTCACTTGGTGTATTGCAATCTATTATTGATAAGAACCCTACAGATGGTAAAGCAATCAAATTTTTAGAACTTGCTTTTCAAGGTAAAACTATTTCACCTGAAGCAAAATCGTATTTATTTTTGACAGATAATGCTATTACAGAATCAGATTTAAATACTGCGGCGGCATTGAAAGATTCATTTCAATATACTTATTCAGATAAACAAACAATAACTGGTATATTAAGCAACCAATCAGGTGATGCAACAAAGGCTATGGGTAGTGTTGCAAATATTGCAAAAGGTAAAATGGCATCATCAAAAATGAAATCAACTGGTTATCATACTAACAGTAAACCAAGTAGAGAAGAGTATCAGTTAGGGTTAGAGAATGATCATGGCACATTAGATATAAGATCTTTTATGATGCAACCACAAGATAAATATACTGCAATATTATCAGATCTTAGAAACTCTACTATACTGCCACAAAGTCTTTATGAGGCATTTAGTAATAATAATATAATGTCTGTATTTGATAATTTACCTAGAGAACAACGAAAAACTATTGCCGCAAAACTTTTAGATACTTGGAATAATATATCTAAAAGACAAGGTGAAAATATGGTGTCATTTAGATATCCCAATGAATATAATAATATAGAAAAAAGATTTGCTATAATTAAAAAGATTGTAGATGTTGGAGGTGAGGATTATTTATTAAGGGCATTTGATATTGCCAATCAATCCCCAGAGTCAAAAGAAAATTCAGATAAATTATTAATGCAATATAATTTAGACTTTGATTTAAAGGCTACTACTGCATCAGATGTTCCATTAGCTATATTAACTAAGACAGATATAGATGCTCAGTTTCATCAGGAGTTTGTGCCATTTGTAAAAGCATTGCTTCATGCAGGAAAACTTAAAGATGAAGATGGTAAGAAAGTAGATTTTAGCATAGATAACATTGTTGAAGTTTTGGATAATACTTATGGTAATTTATTTCAAGATGATGGAGATGAAACATTCCAACTCTTTGGTAGTAAGATTGGTGGCAAAACTAATGTGTCATATAAAAACTATTATAAGACTCAGGAGTCACAAACATTCTTCACAAATTATGTAAATAATAAACTTGCAACAAACAGAAGTTATGATGCTATGCCACCTGAATTTAAAGAAACTGCAACAGTTGTTCAGGCAGATGAGTTCAGAGCAGGTGAAGGTGGTAATGCAAAATATCTACCTAGCTATCAAAATGCAGGTGGTGCTGATATGATATGGACTATGGTTGATGAAGATAGAGTACCAATAAAAGCTTTTGATGGAACTAATATAACTATAAATACAAAAGATGTTAATAAAGCTCTAATTACATATTATAAAGAATTAGAAAAAATAGCTTTAGCTAAGAACTATGACAGTGCAACAATGACTAAGAATGACATTGATACTGTATTAAAAACAATAGATATACAAAAAAATAATTTTATTGCCATTAAAAATTTAAGAGAACAATATGGCGGCATGAATAAACAAATAGATGATAAGTTTGAATCATTAGGTGATGTCGGTGTTTCTGAACTAGATAGACGTACTGAAGAAGATTTTGATCAAACTATGATTGTGCCAAAAGAGAATTTATATACTAAAGGACTAAACTATTTATTGGATTTATTTGAGTCAAGAGATATTAATATAAATATAGATGGCATAAGAAGAGACTTTCCTGAACTTGGTAGTAAAGGTTCTCAGAATCCTGCATGGCAATTTGTCTATAATAATATAATAAGAGAACAAGAAAAAGAAAAGAATCCTTTAGTGAAAAAGGCATTGCAAGAAAACTTTGATGAAGATGTAGCTATTAATATAGTTGATGATGTTGTTGAGGTTATTGAATATCTTGGAGATATAGAAGGATATAAAGAGCATGGTTATGAAGATGGTGTTGGTTCTAATGCAACAATATCTATCGGTGCAGGATTTAATATAAAGTTTTTAACAGATGATGATCTTGCTATTCTTAGTGCAGATGGTAGAGCCAAAGTAAAAGACCTACAAAAAATGCTATCAGGAGTGCCATCAGGAAAATTTACACTTAAACAAATAGAAGAATATTCAAAAACACAAGGTATTGTTGTTACAGAAGAACAGTCTCAAAAGATATTTAGAAATAAAGTTACAAAACTCTACAAACAATTTACTACAGAGTTTCCAAATTTCACTACACTAAGTGCTAGTAGACAAAGTGCATTAATAGATCATGCTTATCAAATGGGATATGGAGAAGGTAAATTTAAAAAATACTGGTCAGAAGTATCAAGGGGATTAAAAACAAATGATGCGAAAAGAAGAGATTATCACTTTATGATGGCAGGATCACACTTAATATATAACTTTAATACTGAGTCACAAGAAGCTATGAGCAATCTTTTTGTAACTGGAGAAACTATCCTTAATAAACAATTTCAAAATTATGGTTTATTTGGCAATGATAGAATTTATGATAGAGCAGAACTTTTAGGTTATATATCTGATAATAGACCAAGTGCAATGGATAAAAGTGGTACTGCTACTAGAAAAATTGGTTCTTATATACAAAGAAAAACAAAAGATTTGATTAATTAAATGTCAGAATTATTATTTAGACAAATTGATTTTAAGAAATATGAAACAGATGGAGTTGTTGATTTTACTCCTATTCATTTATCATTAAGAGATAATATAGGAACAGTAGATCCATCTTTTACAGAAAGTTTTTGGTCAGGCATTAAGTATCAGTGGCTACCAATAACCAATAGAACATCAGAACTGTATCAATTTAGTGATGTAGAGCATGATGATACTTTCGATTTTAAAACAAGAGTAAAAGAAGATGGTACATTTATATATGCTGAAGAGTTGTCACGAGCAAAGAACAATGAGCATTATGATTACATATTAAATAATATTAAAGCAATAGAACAGAATAGGTCTATTTATCAAAGAGCAGGTATAGGTGGCTCTTTAGTTGCAGGTATTGTTGATCCTTTGAATATTGCTTTTATGATACCAGTATTTAATGTTGGTATTCGTGCCGCTTGGGGTGCAAAGAGTGCATTGGGTGTTGGTTATGAAACAGCTAAAATTGGTGGTATCTTTGGTATTACAAGTGAATTACTTCGAGCCCCTTTTGATCCGTTTACTACAGCACAAGAGGTCACAGCTAATATAGCAACTAATACAGCTTTTGCAGGATTGCTAGGTGGTGGTGCAAGGACAGTGGCAAATGGTTTGACTGGTATTGGTAAAAAAATACGAACTCAAAAAGATCCATTAAAAATAACAACTACAAGTACACCAAATAAAAATGAAATTATTGTTTACGATTTAAAAGGTACTCCAGTTAAAGCTACTATTATAGATAAGTCAAAACAAGGTACTATCTTAGTAAAGTTAGCAGATGGTTCAGAAGAAATATTAGATGGTGGCACTGTATTTAAAAATAGTATTTATGATGGTTTAGATATTAATGGAGTCAATACTAACTCATTAAATAAAGAAAATGCCACAACACTTTTAAAATCATTACAGGCAAAGTTAAAAGTGTTTGTAGATGCAGGTGGTACTTCTCAATTACCTGCAAGAGATTTAATTTTACAAGTTAATGCTTTAAAAATAAGATTAAAAACTTTGAATAATGAACCAGTTAATAAACCTAAAGAACCTAATCTTACCCAAGGTACATCTAATATAATAGAAGAAATTAGAGATGCTAGAAAGAATATGGTATCTGATGAAGGCTTAGTTAAAACTCCATTAACTAAATTTTCATTGATAGGAAAGTTTATACCTGCAGAAAGATTACAAAGATTATTTTATAAAGATGGCAAGAATGTAAAAGAAGCACCTAGTTATGTTCGTGAAGCACATATGAAGATTGCACATAATGGTGTAACACCTCTGAAGAAAAACTATCTTGGTATGGGTGAGCAATCTATTGATATGTTACAGACTGAATATGGTGCTTTAGGATTACAAGTAGAACAATATTGGAGAAAGCTATGGAATAAAAGTCTTACAAACTTAGATGGCACTGGTCAACTTGGTGGTCTTGACTATCGTAGTACAAAGGTATCTATGGATAGATATATGGGCAAGGATCAACAAACATATGCTAGTAGTTCTACTGGTGAAATCAAGACACCAACATTTGATGAGTTTGCAGAAGAGATAATAGAGTTATCAATTCTCAATGGTAATAAGTCTTGGAACAAAAGATATTACAAAGATTTACCTGAGTTTAAAAAGTTAGCTATACAACGACTAGAAGATTTTCTAAGAGACATAGATCAACGAGGACAAGATGCTAAGTTATTTCATGATAAAACAACTATCAAAGCAAATATAGAAGAACTACAAACTAAAATAGATGACTATGAAAAACGTATAAGAGTAGAAAAAGATCCACAATTTAAAAGAATACTAAAAGTAAATCTAGATCGTATTAAAGAAAAAGTTACTTTCTATGAACAATATGTGCCAACAAGAAAAGATTATAAGTTTCCATTATACTATAATAAAGAAATGCTTATTCAAGATGAGGGTTTGCAAGAAGAATTAATACAAGTATTTACTAAACATTTTTTAGATCAAAGCAAAGTTACAAGATGGAATGAAACAACAAAAGCATATGATGATGTTCGTATTTTTGATAATGCAGTTGGCAGAGAAAATGCTCGTAAGTATGCAGAAGAAGTAGTAGATGCCATACTTGAAAGAGGTGATGATGCTTATGACTATGGCACTGGTATAGGTAAAGGTAAGCATCTTATGATGAGGGTAACTAATATACCTGAACATAAAGTTATGAAGTTTATTGTCAAAGACCCAAGAGTAATGACAGAATATGCCAAAAAAATGGGATTTAGAATTGAGTTCTCACGCAAATTTGGTGATGTTGATATAGATGATTTAATCAATACATTTGAATTGCGTATGCAACAAGATGGATATTCTGCAAAACAAATAGCTGATATCAAATCAGATTTTATATCTGACTTTGAACGTATTGCAGGTCAAATGGTTAGAGATCCACAAAGAGCAGACTCAAAATTTGCTAGGAATATTAAGAGAGTTGCAGGTATGAGTTACTTGTATGGTGCAGGTATAAGTTCTCTTACTGAAACACTGGCTATGCCTATTTTTGAACATGGGTTTGGTCGAGTCTTTCGTGGGATTGTTGCAGGTATTGATGGTAACTTTGATAAAATGAGAGCAAATGCAAAAGATCTAATGCACATGGGTGAAGGCTTAGAGATGATTAGACCTACTGCACATCATAGAATATTACATGACAATCTAAGACCATTGCAAGTAGGAAGAATAGAACGAGGTTTAGAAGTTGCTGAAAACTGGTTTTACAAAGCTAATGGTTTAGCACCTATTACAAGTGTTGGTAAACTTATTGATTCAGCTATTAGAATACCAAAGTTTTTTAATCAACTAAAACAATATAATGATGGCACAATAAGTAAGTTAGATATTATTGAACTTGCAAGATATGGTATTGATGAGAAGTTAGCTAAACGTATGTTTAAAAATGGTGCATGGCAAGAAACAGATAGTGGTATGCCATTACTAAATATACAAGGGTGGTCAACAAAAACAAAAGCTGATCGTGAATTGAAACAAGCAGTCACAGCATATTTTAATACTGCATCAAGAAATACTATTATTCATGCTACAGCATTTGATAGACCAACTATGATGGATGGATTCGTCTATAAAAAATGGCAACCATACATGAGCAAGATGGGAATCGAACCTGATCCAAGAGCCTCTGTAGGTAAAAGAGCCAATGGCACATATGCTTATCCAGTGGCAAGGCTTGAGTCAGGTACAATGGCATTTCCATTTCAATTTTATAACTTTGCATTTGCCGCACATAGAAGAATATTGGGTGCTATGATGGACCCAGCTAAACAACATAGATTATCAGGTATGGTTTCATTGTTAGGAATGAGTTATATCACTCTATCACTAAAGAAGCCTGATTGGTGGTTTGAGAATAAAGACTATCCTGAGTTGTTAATGAGGATAGTAGATCATAGTGGTGTTACTGGACTATATTCGGATATATTCTATCATGGATTAAATGTAGCAGTGGCATCAGGTTTACATGATCCTGATACTAGTTGGCTGAAAGGAAGATACAAAGCTGATGGTTGGGATACTGCATTTGGATTTGCAGGTGCTTCACCTAATATGTTAAGAGAATGGGTAGAAGGAACTAATGATTTGTTAAATGATAGGACTGAAGAAGGACTAAAAAAGATTAGTTATAACTTTCCTGCATTGAGTTTACTTGGTTTAGATGACGACTTACGAGCATTGGGTGAAAAAGAAAGATTTAGATATTAATAGACTTTTGTAACAAAAAATTGTAAAGGTAAAGGCATGACTATAGCATTAAGTGCAAATACACCACGAATAAGTTACACAGTTAATGAGGGTGCAAGTCAAACATCATTCGCTGTACCATTCGTATTTTTTACTGGATCAACAGATTTAAATGTTTTTGTTGATGGTACTGAACGTACCTTTGATGCAAGTACAAGTAATACTTCATTATATACTGTGAGTGGTGGCAGTGGTTCTACTGGAACTGTAACAACTTCTGTTACTGGTGCAAGTGGTGGCAGTACAGTCGTTATTACTCGTGATATACCTTTATCAAGAACTACAGACTTTCCTAGTTCTGGTGCATTTGAGATATCAAAGTTAAATACAGAGTTAGATACTTTGATTACAATGATATCTGATCAACAAGATGAAAACTCAAGAGCAGTTAGATTATTAGATAATGATAGTACTGCAACATTAACCTTGCCACTTAAAGCAGATAGAGCAGGAAAGATATTAGGATTTAATTCTTCATCAGGTAATGCCGAAGCAGTCAATCATATTACAACTGCCGCAGTTAATGTTTCTACTTTAAGTGTAGGTGCAAGTGCTACTGCTAGTGTGTCACAATCAGGTAACACAGCTACGTTTGCATTGGGTATTCCTACTGGTGCGACTGGTGCAACTGGAGCAACTGGTGCGACTGGAGCAACTGGTGCTACTGGATCACAAGGAGCAACTGGACCTCAAGGTGCTACTGGACCTCAGGGTGCAACTGGTGCAGATGGTGACATGACAAGTTTTACAGTAGCAGGATCATCAGGCTCTAGCCAAACTATAACAAATGGTAACACATTAACTATTGCCGCAGGTGCAGGAATTACAACAACTGCTAGTGCAACTGACACTGTAACTGTTGCTGTTACTGCCGATCCGATAGCCTTTGCAATCGGTCTAGGATAAGGAGATATAAATGGCAAACACATTTAAGGTCAAAACTAATGGAGCAATGCCTAGTAGTGGATCAGCCGAAACACTCTATACAGTTCCTAATTCACCATCAACAACAACTATAATTATAGGTTTACTTCTTTGTAACATACACACAACGGCAGTTACAGTAGACGTTGAGTTAGAGTCAAATACAAGCGATACGGAAACAAACTCGAATGTTTCGTTAGCCAAAACAGTAAGCATACCAAGTGGCTCTACATTAGAACTGCTTACTGGTGGCAAGGTAGTATTACAAGCGACAGACGTATTGAAGGTCAACTGTAGTGTCCAACAAAAGATAGATGCAACATTAAGTATATTAGAAATTACATAGGTGAAACATGGGATTTATAGGAAACCAACCAACTCCAGTACCATTAACATCATCAGATATTACAGATGGAATTATTACCACTCCTAAAATTGCCGACACAGCAATTACTACAGCTATGTTACAAAATGATTTAATTAATTCAGCTAAAATTGCAGATGATGCTATAGTAACTGCCGCTATTTCAGATGGTGCAGTTGGAACAGCACAAATAGCAGATGATGCTGTAGGTAATACAAAACTTGATCTTACAGCAAATTACACATTGACAGGAAGTATTAGAACTCCAAATGGCTTTGACTTATTGGGTACATATGATCAAACTGGTTCAGATGTAAATTATAATTCAGATGTAGAATTACATGATTTTACATCTCATCTTTCTACTTATAAACAATTTTTAGTTCATACTTATGTTCAAAATACGTCTAATGGTAATATGCACGTTTACTTTGCTTATAGATGTGAAAATACAAATGCACCAACATTTCAAGGTCAATTGAATGGAGCAGGTTCAGCAGGATCAAATAATACTCCATTTCAAGGCGATAATTCTTATGTAGGAGTGGCATATAGATTAGACGATAATCAATTTTCTTGCACAAAACAACTTATAACAAATGCAAAAGGTATAACAAATAATGCTGTTTACTATGGCATTATGTATGAAACTCAATGGGTATATGCAGGAACGCAAACATCTCATGCTCAAGGAAGTGTGCGAGGTACAGATCAAGCAAGTCCAACTTGTAAAGTTTTACTTAATGTAGATGGTGCTGATAGTGGTGCATATACTGGCAACGGAAATTGTAGGGTTTTTTCTTTAGTTTGGGGGGTTTCAAGAGTATGAGTGAATTAACAGCAGAACAAAGAGTAGCCTTATATGCAATTAATGAATTAAGAAGAGAAAGAGATAAGTTGCTTTTAGAGTCTGATTGGGTCGTGACAAAAGAATTAGAAAATACTGGTTCTGTATCTAATTACGATAAATGGAAAACTTATCGCCAAGCCTTGCGAGATTTACCAACACAATATTCAGATGATAAAAAAACAAAAAATAATTATTTAGATTGGTCAAAAATAAATTTACCAACTAAACCAAGTTAAGGGTTAGAATATGGCATATATAGGCAAAGAACCACAAGTAGGAAACTATGTTAAGTTAGATGCTATAACTTGTTCATCTACAAATACATATAATCTTACTCAAGACTCTGTGGCATTTACTCCTGAGTCAGCTTTACATATGATGGTATCTTTGAATGGTGTCATACAAGCACCATTGACTTCATTCTCTGTGTCAGGTTCTACAATTACATTCTTGCCTAGTAGTGGCACTTTATCTTCCAGTGATACGATAGATTTTATTCTTGTGTTAGGTAACGTACTAGATATTGGTACACCTAGTGATAGCACTGTGACAAATGCTAAGACAAACTTTGCATCTAGTTCATCTGCGGCAGGATTACAAATAAAAGGTGATGGTCCT